TCTAAATAGAGATAGTGGAAACGTAGGAATTGGAACTGCAAGTCCTACTTCTCCTTTACAAGTAGATGGAACAATTTTTATAAATGGTTCAACTTTAAAAGTTACTAGGCAAAGTGTAACAAATTACTATGATTCAAATGCCATGAATAGTTATGGTAGTTTTTATGATTGGGAATTTTCTGGAAGTAATGTAATGCGAATTAATTCATCTGGAAATTTACTTATTGGAACAACGAGTGATTCTGGCTCGAGATTACAAGTTGTAAAAGCTAGTGATGTAAAAATTGAAGCTAAAGCAACAACTGCTGGAGCGTTTTTTAAAGCAAATAGTGTTGGTAATGGGTATTTTGGCATGGAATTATTTAATGATTCTACTGCTAAATGGTTTGTTGGAACATATGCAGACCATGCAAGTATTAGTGCAAATGATTTTGCTATTGTTAGCGGCTCTAAAGTTAATGGAGATTTAAGATTTAAAATTGATTCATCTGGTGATGCAACATTTACTGGTCAAGTAACAATTCCAGCAACTCCAGTAGCTTCAACTGATGCTGCGAGTAAAGGTTATGTTGATGCTCAAATAGGTGCTAATAACGATTTGCAAGAAGTAACAGATAATGGGGCGACTACAACTAATGCTATAACATTTGCTGGAGGTACATCAACTGGAGATATTACTGGGCAAAGCATAACTTTAGGTGATGGCTCTACTGATGAAAAATTAAGAGTTTATTATAATGATAACAGCTACGTAGATTTACATGGCTATGGTTTATGGTTTAGTAGGTCGCATTCGTATATTAGACCAGTTACTAATAATGATACAGTTTTTCATATAGGGAGCTCTAGCAACAATTTTAGTGGAGTTTTTAATCGTGCAACTACACATTATTGGTATAATGGAGCAACTGAAAAAATGAGGTTGTCAAGTAGTGGTGGATTATCAATAGGAACTTCAAGTGGTGGATATAAATTGTTAGTTAGTGGAACAGGATGGGGTGGAACAGGAATTGGAATACAATCAACAACAACTAATGGTGCTGTTTTAACTTTAGTTAATACACAAAGAAATTTTCAATTAGCTTCTAGAGGAAATGGATTTAGCATAAGAGATATAACTGATAGTGATACAGAAAGATTTAATATAAATTCATCTGGTAATGCAACATTTACAGGTGATGTTACTTTAAGTGATGGTTCTATCAATATTACACAATCAATAGGAACAGAAACATTTAAAGTTACAACAGTATATGATAGAGTAGGAAAATTTGTTTCAACTGATGCTGGTGCGTTTTTAGCTATACAAGACAATTCATCAACAGATAATGGTGTAGGAATAAATGTAACGGGAAATATTTTAAAATTATTAACTGCAAATTCAGTAGGACTAACAGTTGACGCTTCACAACGTATTGGAATTGGAACTACCAGCCCAAATAGAACATTAAGTGTTTATGCAAGTTCTTCAAGTATAGTTGGTGATATTAGAAGTGCTTCTGGCAATAATTCATTTTTATCATTTTCTAATAATTCATCTACAGCCGACCAAGTTAGAATTGGCTCTTCAAGTGGTGCCGCTATAATTTCTACAAATTACACTGAAAGATTACGTGTTGATAGTTCTGGTAGATTGTTATTAAATGCAACATCAACATCTTTTAATGACAAATTTTATATAAATAATGATGCTTATACAACTGGGGGTTGGAGGGTTGGAACTTCTTCTACTTATGTTGGAAAAATGTATAATAGTAGTGGTAAATTAACTATTGAATCTGATGGTGATAGAGATATACAATTCCAAAGTGGCAACAATGCTGGTATTATGTACATTGATACATCTGAACAAAGAGTTGGAATTGGAACGTCTAGTCCGAGTCAAAAACTTGATATATCAGGAGCTGTTAATTCAACTGATTATAGGGCTACAAATACTTTATATCTTACATCAGATGGAGATAATTCTGGCTCTTCACCTATAGTATTCAGGCATGGAACTGGTGGTGAAAGAATGCGTTTAACATCTAATGGAAATCTACTTATTGGAACAACAAGTGGTTCATCTAAATTAGTAGTTGATTCTGGAACTGATAATTTAATTGCTGAATTTAAAAGTTCAGGTGATAGTATTGGTGAAATTAGAATTTCAGATTCAAGCAAATATACAAGATTATTAAGCGTTGGAACACAATTTAAAATAATGCCAAATGATGGTGTTGAGGTTTTAGTTTTAGATGGCAATAATAATACTGCAACATTTAGTGGTTCAATAACAGGTTCAAATTTAATTTCTAATGGTTATCTTAAAATTGGTGCTGATAATAAAATATTGTCAGATGGTAGTGTAGAAATTGCGATTGATTACAATAACAATCAAACAGATAGAGTTTTTAAAATTACTAAAGATAATTCATCAGAACTTTTTAGAGTACAAGAAAATGGTAACGTACTCATTGGAAGTACAACAGATGTAGATGAAGGTAAATTACAAGTATTTGGAGATATAAATATTAGAAATGCTAATGGAAGTAATCCAACTGATGCTGGTAGTTTATATTTTGGTGAAACTGGTGGAGTATGGGGTACAAGTTTATATGGCTTTAGAATTAATCAAGAAGGTAGTGCAAATAATTTACAAATACAAAGTGCTAATCTAACAACTGTAAAAACTATTATCTCAATGAAAAGAGATACTGGTGTTGTAACATTAGGTTATGGATTAACTGGAACTACTGCAACATTTAGCGGACAAGTAACATTTAATAATACAGTTGTTATGGGTAGTCAGTTGTTAAAATTTGCTGATGATGGTGTAGCAAACTTTGGAGATAGTAATGATTTACAAATAGTTCATGATGGTGCAAATTCTAAAATAGAAAATACAACTGGACAACTAACTATATTAAATACAGCTAATGACAAAGATATTGTATTTAGAACTGATGATGGTGGCGGTGCTGTTACAGATTACATAAGATTAGATGGTAGCCAAACAACTGTTAATGTCTATAAAAACTTATTAATAAATACAACAACTGATAATGGTAAAGAACTTCAAGTTGCTGGAACTGCTGAAATAAATGGCGGAGTAGGGGTTGCAACATCTGGAGCGTTTATTTTAAGGCAAAGCGCAGATACATCTGGCGGAGGTTTTTCTTTAACAAGTAGCAATGCTTTAAGTCATAGAATTTGGAAAAATAGTTCTGGAAGTTTAAATATAGGTACAAGTTCAAACCCAAGTCAATTTGTTCAAATGACTAATGGTAATACTTTAATTGGAACAACTAGTGATGTTGGAGCAAAACTTTACGTTAATGGAGTTATTAGAGCTGTTGGTGGTGGAATACAAGCTGCACAAGATTATGGATTTACATTAAATGATGAAAGTGGTAGCAATAGGTATGGATTAAAATTTGGTGCTGCTGGAACTGTTGGTGGGTCTAATTTATTAATGTTAACAAATAGAAGTTTCAATAGTGCAACTGGTGGAGGTGAAGTTGCTATTGGTGGAAATACAAACACATCTGGAGTTAGTGAAGTAGAAATTGCAAGATTCAAACCGAGAGTGGCTGCAACAAGTGGAACGCAAAAGAAAGTTAGTTTAGATGCTGTATTAGAATTAACTGAGCAAACAGCTCCAGCTAATCCAGCAAGTGGTGAATCTATTATTTGGATGGATTCTAGTAGCGGTGATTTGAAAGTAAAAATAAATTATGGAGGTACGACAGTCACGAGGACTTTAGCCTCTTTTGAATAAATAAATAAATAAATAAAAAAAATGATAACATATAATTGGATAATTAGTAGCATGGATAGTAAAATCCATGAAGAAGGACTAGATGACGTAGTAGTAACAGTTCACTGGAGACGTTCAGCTCAAACAGATGACTATAACCCAGAAACAGAAACTGGATATTATGCTGATGTTTATGGAGCTTTAAGTGTTGGGCCAGTAGACCCAGCAACATTTATACCTTATAATGACTTGACTCAGGAAAATGTAGAAAGTTGGTTAAACGAAATGACTGAGCCAACTCCAGCTGAAATGGATGAACAATTAGCTGCAAATATTGAACTGCAAAAGAATCCTATTGAGGAAACTTTGCCTTTACCATGGGTGTCATGAAAAACGAGGTGAAAGATACAATAGAAATTTTAGCTGCAAATGGAACAGCCATAGGTTTTAGCATTACAGATTGTAATGAATATTTAACTTTTGTTTCGCTAGTTTTAGCTATAAGCATTTCAATTTATAAAATATATTATTGGAACTTTAAAAAATAAATATGAGTTTTTTTAGTAAACTATTTAATTCAGGTGAATTAGTAAAAGAGGTTGGAAGTGTAGTTGATAATTTGACTACAACAAAAGAAGAAAAACTAGAGGCTAAGAAAAAGTTAAAAGAAGTTTTATTGGATTACGAAAAAGCCATTCAAGTTGAGGTTAGTGAAAGATGGCGAGTGGATATGCAAAGTGATTCTTGGCTAAGTAAAAATATTAGACCAATGGTTTTAATATTTTTGTGTTTTTCAACTGTATTATTAATTTTTGTAGATTCTGGAATAATTACATTTAGAGTAGATGAATCATGGATTGAATTATTAAAAGTAGTTTTGATGACTTGTATAGGTGCATATTTTGGGGGCAGAAGTTTTGAAAAATCAAAAAAATGAAGTTATATAATCCAGAAGAAAAAAATACATTAGTGATGCAATTTGGTAATGTTGCAAGAAGTTTAAAAAAAAGATATGAATATCCTAAAAGAATAGATAAAAGGACTAAAAAATATGGCAATCAAAGACTTCATAAAGGTGTGATGGGAAAATACAAATATAATGGCTAAAAAAAGAAAATTAAATAGTACAAATCCAAAATACCAAAAAAAGGAAAAAACAAAGCAATATAAAAAAGTATTTTATAAAGAAGTCAAAGGCTGTAAAATATATTTATTACATGAAATATTTTAAGTTAAGAGAATTTGTTTGTAATTGCTGTGGTAAAAGCAAAATAAATAGAACTTTTGTAAAAGTTTTAGATGCTGCTAGGGCTTATTCTAAAAACGAAGATGGAACAGATATACCATTTATAATAACAAGTGGATATAGGTGCAAAAATCATCCAGAAAGTATAAAAAATCCAAACAGTTCACATATTAAAGGTTTGGCTGCAGATATTTTAGTAAAAAATAGTAGAGAAAGAGCTGTTATATTGGGTGCTTTAATAAACGCGGGCTTTTGTAGATTTGGCATAGGTCACAATTTTCTTCATGTAGACTTAGACGAAGATAAAACTCAGGGTGTAATTTGGACTTATTAAATGGAATCTAAATATTTAGAATACAAAGATGAAATACTAGAACATTTTTGGAATGGTAATGGTTATCAGGCCATAGCACAGCATTTAATAGAAAAATATCATTTCAATGTACTAAAAACTACATTAAGGCATAGAATAAAAGATATAATACAATATGAAATAGCTGATAAAGAAGTTATTGAAGAAAACCTAAAATTAGCTAAACGTAGCCAAAAACAAGCAGACCTTAACAGAATAAAAAATAAGTCATTTAGAGAACATGTAAGGTTAGAAAATGCTTTAGTTGAATATAATAAATCTTTAATTGATATTCTTAAAACAGAAAGCTTAAAAACAACAATTAAACAGCATAAAACAAAAAGCAAACAAGCTATAATAGTACAAATAGCAGACCCACACTTCAACGAATTAGTAGATTTAAAAAACAACAAATATGATTTTGAAGTTGCATCAAAAAGGTTACAAAAATTTGCTTTTCATATAAAAGAATATGCTAAATTTTATAATGTTACAGAAATATTTATTGCAATTACTGGTGATTTATTAAATTCTGATAGGAGATTAGATGAAAAATTAGCTATGTCTACAAATAGAGCAAAAGCCACTTTTTTGGGTGTTCATTTATTAAAGCATTTTATTTTAGATTTAAATACTGTTGCAAATATTAGTTTGGGTTGCGTTTCTGGAAATGAATCAAGAGCTTATGAACTGGGCTGGGTTGATTTAGTTGCAACAGACAATTATGATTTTACCATATTTGAAATGTTACGTTTATTATTACCTAATATTAATTTTATTACTTCAGGAGGTTTGGAATTAGTTGTAGAAATAAATGGACATAAAGTTTTGCTAATACATGGACATCAATTAGGTAACATGCAATCAGATAAAATTGCAAAAGTTATGAGTAAATATGCAAGAAATGGTATTATCTTGGATTTTATGATTTGTGGACATTTACACGAAACGAAAATAACAGATTTATTTGCAAGAAGTTCTAGTTTAGTTGGTGCAAATGCTTATAGTGAAAATGCATTATTATTAAGTTCAAGAGCGGCTCAAAACATATATATTATGAAAGATAATGAAAGACATGATATAAGGATAGATTTACAGCATACAAAAGGCTTTAAAGGCTATGCAATAAATAAAGAGTTATCAGCTTATAATGCTAAAAGCTTAGATAAAACACATAAAAAGCAAACAGTTTTTAAAATTGTAATATAAATTTTTATATATTTGTTTGTTTTTTAGTTAAATTGTGCAAAATTTTCGTAATATTTTGTAAAAATCCCCTATTTTTTAGGGGTTTTTTTTTGATTTTCTATCATAAAAACCATCTTTTTTCATCTTTTTTTCACATTTTATTGTGTTTATGTTAAAAATTATTGTTATATTTGTACTATAATTAAAAAACAAATAAAAATGGAAATTAAAACAATTAAAAATTTATTAAAAACTTGGACAGATAAAGAATTGTATAATACATCTATTAATTATGGTTTTGTTATAAGACAATATAAAAACAACGAAAAAGACAATCATTATATAAGATTAAAAGAAATGATAGATTTAATACAATCTGAATTGCAAACAAGAAAATAATAATTATAAATTAAATAACTAAAAAACAATGAAAAAAACAGTAAACTTTTATGAATTTAGAGATTGGTTTTGGAATAGACCAAACAATTTTACAAATGATGGATTAGTTGCTTTATGGGAAATGTTACAAGAATATGAAGATGGAACAGGAGAAGAAATAGAATTTGACCCAATTTCATTATGTTGCGAATATAGTGAATATGAAAATATGGAAGAATTTTGGTTGGAATATGATAAAGAAGATTATCCTAACGAAGAATCAATTATGGATGCTACATTTTATTGGGCATTTGGTGATGGTTCATTTATAATACAAAAATTTTAATTATGAAAACACAATATAAAGTAATTAATAGACAAAACAGAAAAGAATATATACTTAATGCAAAAGAAGTAACTAAATTTTTTAAACATCAAAACATTAGGGATTATGCAATATCTGTAATAAAAACTAAAAAACAAATTATTAATAATATCATAGCATTTTTAATTGTAGCAATATGTTCAATTGGATTATTAATGTTAGGCTCTTTAATGGATAAATTATAATGGAAAAATTATTTCAAGAATTAGATTACATTTTAAACATGGAAATAAAATGTTCATGTCCTAAAAAAGTAAAATTTATAAAAAAACAAAAAGATATTATTTTAAAACAAATAAATAAATATGGAAAAGTTAATAAGCTATTATCCTAAAGGTATTATGCTAAAAAAAGGCATAAATAATTTTCCTGATAAATACATAAATTTTAATGAATTAATAAATATAATGCAATCAGAAAATTTAAAATTACAAATTGAAAATTTAAGAAATTATGAATATAAAAGTTCACAATATAATTTTTATAAAAAACGTTTGCCCGTTGTATTGTTTAATAAATTTAAATATAATTTGAATAAAGGTATAATTAAAGAAAATCCAATAAAGCCTTTTGATGTTGATTTTACAGATAATAATAAAACAAAAATTAAAATATTTAAAGAACAAATAAAAAAGGAATCAATATTTGTTATTGACAGCCCAAGTGGTAAAGGAATTAAATTTTTTATAAAAAAATTATTTAATACAATAAATCCAGATTTATATTATGAAAAATATAAAAAATTATGCAAACAATATGAATTAAAATTTGATATTAATTTAGATTATGCACAAGGAAGAATAAAACAACCATTTTTTTTAACTTATATAAAATAACATGAATACACAATTAATTAAAGAAAAATATAATAAATATAATTTACAACCAAGTGATGTTTTTAAACATCAACATTATATAATAATTACAAGAAGCGGTATTGAAAAAATACAAGCTTATGAAAATATTAAAATAAATTATAATGTTGTTAAATGTGAAAAGGATTTTGCTGCAGTATCAGCTTTTGCAAACATTGATGGTAATGAAACAGTAATACAAACTTTTGGTAGTGCTTTAAAAGGTGATTATAAAAATGGAAATTGTAATACATGGTATGTTTTAGAAATGGCTGAAAAGAGGGCTATGTCAAGAGCTGTTTTAAAATTAACTGGTTTTTATCAATTAGGAGTTTTTGGTGAAGATGAAATAAATAAAGAAGAAAAATGAATATAAGAGATAAAATAATAAATCATGCTTTGAATGTTAGTTGTAAAATTTATAATGCTAACAAAAAAAATATATTAGAAAATAACAATAGAAATTCTAACACAATAAAAGCAAAAAGAATGTTTATATATTATTTATATAAATATATGGAAATAACACATAAAGGAATGAATAATTATTTTAGAACAATAAATCATGCTTCAAGTATTCATCATGTCAATAAATTTCAATTTGAATTACAAACATATAAAGAAATAAAAAAAGATTTTGATAAATTTTTAATTGAAATGAAAAAATTTAACATTTATGGTGGAGGTTTTTATGAAAAAAGACAAGAAATAAAAAAACTATTAGAGGAATTAAAAAAAGTAAAACAATGAAAACAATAACAGTAACTAGAGAACAAATAAAAACTCAAAAAGATGCTATTTTATGGCATTTAAAAACATATGGTAATATAACAAGTTGGGAAGCAATAAAAGAATATGGTGCAACTCGTTTGTCTGGAATAATTTTTGATTTGAAAGAAGAAGGTTATCCAATAGAAACTAATTTAATTGAATGGAAAACAAGATTTGGAAGAATTACAAACATAGCAAGATATCAATATTATAAGCCTATACCTGAAAACGAACAATTAATTATTTGGGGATAATGGAAATAATTAGAGTAGTTAAGAATAAAAATTATACAACAATATGCAATAGCATTTATAAAGACAAAAGAATATCTTTAAAAGCTAAAGGTTTATTGTCAATGATTTTAACTTTTAATGAAAAATGGAATTTGTCAATTAATGGTTTATATGCAATTTTAAAAGAAGGAAAAAGCAGCATAAGAACAACTATGAATGAATTAATACAAAATGGATATATAAAAAGAGAAAGAATAAAAGATGAAAAAGGTATTTTTGTAGGTGTTAATTATATAGTTTTTGAATCACCACAATTTAAAAAACCATGTGTTGAAAACCTAAACTTGGATAATGAAACCCAATTAAATAACAAATTAATAAATAATCAATACAATAAAGATAAAATAAAAACTGAATTTTTTAATGAGGTTATGACATTTAATATTTATTCAAAAAATATGTTAATTGATTTTTACGAATATTGGAGCGAACCAAACAAAAAAGGTAAAATGCGAAAAGACATGCAAAAAACATGGGCAACATCAAGACGTTTAAAAACATGGGCAAAAAATGAATCAAAATGGGCTTTACAATCGGTAGGAATAAGTAAAGTTGAAAAACATTTACAAACACATAACGAAGCTATGCAAATATTAAAACAAATAGAAAATGATAAAAAAAATAAGTGAATCAGAATTAACTAAACTATGTGTTGAATTATTATCTAAAACGTATTTAGATTTAGGTCAGCACAATATTACAGCACAGCAAAAAGTTTTAATTGCACAAAGTTTAGCATTTGATTTGAAAAAATCTTTTCCAACTTTATCATGGAGAGATGTACAAATGGCTTTTTGGAATGGTGTTCGTAATACAGAAGATTTTAGTATAAATGCAAAAACATATTATAAGTGGCTTAAATTATGGAGAAATATAATATGGAATAATGAAGGTGTTGCAGACCACCAAAAAGATAAACGTCTTGCGTATAAAAATGAAAATAAATTAATAACCAATAAATAATAAAAAAATGGAAAAATTAACAAAATCAGAATTAGAACAATTACAAAATGATGTGGGCAGATTAAATGATGTTTACATACATATAGGAAAATTAGAAATGCAAAAACAATTTTTATTAAAACAATGTAATGATTTAGAAACTGAAGTTAAAGAATTAACAAATGAATTTGAAGAAAAATATGGACCAATGGAAGTTAATATTAATACTGGAGAAATGCGACAAATAGAAAAAAATGAACAATAATAAATTAATAGCACAAGATTGGTGGTTGAAACCATCAATGGTTCCTACAAGTGTTTGGTGTTTTGAAAAAGATATAAATGGCGGATATTTTTCTGATTATAAAAACATTGGAAGAGATTTACGTTTAATTGGAACAAAAAAACAAATAAATGATTGGTTTAAAGAATCAGATGTTGAAGTTAAAGACATTTGGGACACAGAATTAACTGAACATTATAAGGAATTATATAAAGAAAATGGAAAAAAACTTTTGATATTAAATTTAATATAAATGAAAACATTATTAAAATTTTTGCTTACAATAATCATATCACCTTTATTTTTTATTTTTTTTATATTTGTTATAATATATTCTATACATGAAGGAATTTGGAAAAATAAAAATGAATGAAATAGATTTGCAAACTCATATTGTAAATTATATAAAAATTAAATACCCAAAAATTAGGTTTTGCGCTTCATTAGGTGGAATAAGAACATCAATAAGTCAGGCAAGAAAAGCTAAAAAAACTGGTTATTGGGCTGGGTTTCCAGATTTACAAATATGCGAACCAAATAGATTGTATCATGGTTTGTTTATTGAAATTAAAACAGAAAAAGGAAAGCCTACAAAATCACAAAAAGAATGGGTTGAAGCACTTAATAAAAGAGGTTATAAAGCAGTTATTTGTAAAGGTTTTGAACAATGTAAAGAAGAATTAGATAAATATTTAATGTGAGTAAAAAACAAAATAAAATTAAAAGACAATTGTCAAAAATATATAATGAAATATTATTAGATAATAATAATTGTACAGGATGTGGGCAAAATGGAAACGTAGTGCCTTTAAGTTTTTCACATATAATTCCAAGAAGCAGAAGAAGAGATTTAATAACAGATAAAAGAAATATTACACTACATTGTTTAAGCATTGGGGAAAGAAAAGGTTGTCATGAAATTTGGGAGACAAATAAAGAAAGACACAAATTATTAGATTATTTTACTAATTTAGCATATATAAAAGAAGTTGATAAAGAATATTATTATATAATAACTGAATTAAATGTCTAAAGATTTTGAAATAACATATTGCACAACTGAATGTTTAGAACAAACTATACAAATATTAAAGGAAGTAGCAAAAGATTATGAATGGGAAAATGAACAAGAATATATTAAAGTTATTTATATGTTATCAACTTTGGGATATGTTTTAACAACAGATGACTATAAAGATGAAATGGTTTTATTTTTTAAATTGTTAGGAAAAAAATTAAAAGAAAACGAACAAATAATTAAAGAAGCAAAATATTATGCCAACGTTACCTAAATCAAGAAAAAGAAGTTGGATAAAAACAATGCCAAAACAAATTAGACAAAATGACAATCAAGCATTTTATAATAGTAAAGCATGGCGAATGACAAGAAAATTTTATATAAAATCAAATCCATTATGTGAAATCTGTAAACGTAAAGGACAAACAACAGCAGGGCAAATGGTTGACCATATTAAGCCAATAACAATGGGTGGAAATTATTTACATCATACAAATTTGCAGACATTATGTAATAAATGCCATGCTATCAAATCAGCTTATGAATCAGTAGAATATAGAAAAGGAATTAAAGATTATGTCAGAAAAAAGTAAATATTATTGGGATATAAATAGAAATAAACCACATGAAAAAGATAAAAGAATTCCTGATTATTATATAGGTAATGATGGTATTGAATGTAGAAAAGTTATTGATTCATTTGAAATGTCTTACCATGTTGGTTCATGTTGTAAATATATTTGTAGATTAAGTGGGAAAACAACAAAGCATAATGACAAAGGATTAGCAGATTTACAAAAGGCAATTGCACATTTGACAATGGAAATAGAAAAAATTAAAAAACATACATAGGGGGGTAGAAAAATCATAAATGCAGTTTGGTATGTAAT